AAGCCAGTGATTATTTACGATATGGTAGTAAAAATCTTATATGTTATAAAATCACTCTTGGTAAGATTTCACCTTGGATGTTATTTCAAAGTGTCAGTGGTATTGAGTTTATTGAAAGTTTAGATGGTGGTTTACAACAAATGATATTTGATTATATCAATCCTGAGCAATGGGCAATAAAGTTTTTGCGTAATAAAGATTCAGTAAAGCAAGTTAAAGAACTGTTGAAAGAGGCTGGTTATTAATGACTAGAAAACTAAGTGCAAAATGGACTCATGAAAAAGATGGTGAAATAGTATTTCTTATAGATGATGACGTACTAAAAGAATTAGGTGACAATATTCGCAAGCAGTTAGATCAAGAGTTATTATACAACTTGTGTATCACAAGTGGTTGGGGTAGTGCAACGGTTTCATATCAACAGTTAGATGAAATTATAGAATGGGTAAAACAAAACGCTACAGGTGAGTATCGTCAGTTTGATAACCGTATAGCGTTTGAACAGTCTAAAGATTATGAATGGTTTTTGTTGAGATGGCAATAATGGCATTAACTGAAACAGAAATGTTTGCTATACTCCGTGATTCTGGTAGATATGAAAGTGAATGGATTTTTACTAGATTTGTTTTGAGAAATGAGATCCAAGATTGGAGTGAAACGAACGATATCACGATTAAATATGAAGGAACATTATATGGGGTGTATGATGTTTGGAATATTCCAGATAATCAACACAGAATGTGGTTTAAGTTACGGTGGCAATAATGGAATATATTAAAGTCAATGTTAACAAAGAATTTCCTGAACTTTGGAAAACTTATACTAGCCGACTACAACGTGGTGAAATAGTAGGCATAAACTCTTTTAACAACTTTTTAAAAAAAGAGAATATCAATGGATTCAGTTCGGCAGGTGCTGGTGGAAAATTAGGTACTGCACAAATAAGAGAAGATCATTTAATGTGGATGAAATTAAAATGGCAATAACTAGATATAATAACAGTGTGAATATTGATCCGCGAGATAGAATGTTTAAACCACTGAGAAGATATAGACTTGTAAATGCTGAGTATACAAGAGAACTTACGCATGACCTTGATTATAGAACAGCATATGCATATGATAGTAGTATACCTTATCGCGCACCACATGAACAAATAGTATTTGAACTCAAATTCTATAAAGAAGACTTATATAAATTGATGGATGATCTTGAAAAAATTGAACATGAAGAACATATAAGAAAACAATATCCAGCTGCTCAAAAAGCCTGGGAACAATATCAACTTGTTTTAGAGTTAATGAAATGAGACATTTGTGTAAAAAAACATGGCCTTATAAAATCAAAGTAGAAAACTTTAATGAAAAAGAACATTACGATTTTATCTGTAAGCATCCTGGAACGCTAACAATCATAGCAAGAAATCAACAATGGAGTGAGTATGATCAAACTCCATATTGGGATATTTACTTTAAAAAAGAAAGTGACTTGATATTTTATAAGTTGTGTGTGTGAGCTATTTTACATATGAAAAAGTAAAAGACGTTTATGTAGTCCACGTTCCTGCGGATACGTCAGTAAAATACAACTGCTCTTATAAAAAGTTATTGGGTGCGACTTTCAAAGTTACTAAACAAATAGAAGCTTGTTTACTTACTAGAGACCAGTGTCAAACTATTATATCACTAAGTTTGTATACTCAGTTACCTGAAGATAATAGATACATTCCCTATGAATGGAAACACGTTATTGGTGTTATTGTTGGCACTGAAGAACAGGCTATTGAATTAGCATATGAACTAGATAAGATGCGAACATGGGCATTATTGACAAGATAAAACAAAAATACTTAAACTGGCGAGAAAAACTCTTTTTAAAAAAGCATGGTTGCGAGAATAGAGCACAGTATGAAAGAATTTACGATCCTGATTATAACCCAAGGGCCTCTAAGATAAAAGATTATTATCATGGGTATCCTTGCGTTTATTGCTTTGATGATCGTAACCATATTGTTTACTTTTATGATATCTGGTATCATGGAGATTTAGTAATTAATAAATGGTGTAAAGAAAACTTAAAAGACAAGTTTAGAATAGACTTCTTGCGTGTGTTAAGAAATGATTATACCAATGAATGGGAAGTTAATGAAATTGGCGGCGGAGATTATATCTTTATCGCATTCAAAAATGAAAGAGATATGATGTGGTTTAAACTCAGATGGGAAGGATCGCGTGACGTATTACGTTGACGTTTCACAACTAAGTGGCAAGGAAGTGATTATCAGACTACGCTGGTGTAGAGAAACATTAGGAGTTAATGAGTCACGTAAATGGAAATTTAAGGAGTATTATTTTATATTTAAAGATGAACGAGAATATATGTGGTTTAAATTGAGGTGGTCATGAGTAAGTTTGAAATAAAAGAACGTTTTGGCTTTAACATCGTACAGCACATTTGGTGGAAGTTTATACCAAGCACTACGATCACGATTCCTTGGCCAAAGAAAGAATGGATAACACTTCACGATAACGGCAATGGCGGAAAAACACAAGCACATACTAATGATCCAAATGATCATTATAGACCATATTTAGAAAAGCATGTGGGTAAACAAGGTTGGGATTGGGATTGGCGAATACAAGTAGGTAATAGTATGTGGACTCCCGGTTATGAAGATCAAGATATACAATCAGATAAAGTTGTAATCAAGTTTAGAAAAGGTAAAGAAAAATGGGCTTCAATTACTACGATCATGTGGAGTTAAGATGACAATAAGAGACCAAGCATACGGAGCATTAGATAATGGGTATTTAGAAATACTTGATTATGTTCCTGTCAACCAAAAGATCAAGAAAAAGATGTTCATCAATGGTGAATGGCAAGAACAATTATTCATTCAAGTAGATTGGACTCGCGCATTAGAAACTTGGTTACGGGAAAAATACCCCAATCAAGGTTACCTAAAAGATTGGTGGTTGACTAGTAAACGTGTTACAATAAACGATAAAGTATATGTACATTGGAAACTGGTCGGATGATAACATTTAAAAAGATAGACCGAAGATACAACGGCGGTACCATTTATCAGTATATGATATCGGTTAATGGCAGTCACAATCTTATTGAAGAAATCAAAACGTTTAATGAAATTAGAGAATGGTGTGAAGTAACTTGGGGACGTAGTTGTGAGTTACACGATGCTTGGGCTTGGGGAGTACCCCATGACTACCCAATATGGACTTGGGCTAACGATAGCAAGGACAGCAAACGCGCTATTTACTTAAAGACAGATAAAGAATACATGTTAGCTAAACTAAGATGGGAATGATATGCCATCGCATTTGATGATAGATATTGAATCACTTGATACTACACCCAATTCGGTTATTTTGTCTATTGGTATTGTAAAATTCAACCCAAAAAGTAAAGGTGTTTATGACAAGCTTTTACTTAAACCCACTATGGAAGATCAAACTGAAATTTATAATAGAAGCATAAGTGATGATACACTACGTTGGTGGAGTGAACAATCACAAGAAGCAATTGATGCGGGTTTTTCTGAAGAAAATAGAATGCCCCTAAAAGATTGCATGGAAGTAATTTATCATTACTGCTGGAATCAAGATCGCGTATGGTCTAATGGTGCATCATTTGATATTGTGGTGTTAGAATCAGCCTTCAGACAAACATTAACAGAAAAGCCTAATCCAATACCCTGGCCTTTTTATACGATTAGAGACACAAGAACTATATACGAAATAGCTGGCGTAAAACTAAAAGACAAAAAGTATGGTACTAAAACTACACACAATGCGTTGGAAGACGCTGAACACCAAGCTATAGTTTTACAAGACGCTTATCAAAAATTGATTGGTTTAGGATTAGGTTTGTGAAGTTAAACTTTGACGTAGACATAGATGTTGGTAACAGAGAGTTGATCTTGGAAAAAATCAAACATGTACCTGCTTCTATGCGTAATATTACACCTATCAGAAAACATGCTTCAGGTATATATCCTTGCAATATACCTTATGATCCTATTAATGCTATGGCTGCTATTAGCTACGAAACAGCAGAAGAGCGCGGGTATTTTAAGCTAGATATCTTGAATGTTCACGTTTATGAAAAAGTAAAAAGTGAAGAACATTTGATTAGTTTAATGTGCGAACCAGACTGGTCTATGCTAAGCAAAAGAGAAATAGTAGAACAACTTATTCACTTGAACGGACAGTTTGATAACATTAGAAAGATGCCTGAACCAATAGATAGTATTCCACGGTTAGCTATGTTCTTAGCAGTAATAAGACCAGCTAAAAGACATTTGATAGGAAAAACTTGGCAAGAAATAAACAAAACAGTTTGGGACAAAGGCAGTGATGGCTATAGCTTTAAAAAGTCACATAGTTTGGGTTATGCATGGTTGGTTGCCGTACATATGAATTTAATAAAAGAGGAACAGAATGGATATTAAACTTATACCAGAAGACAATGAAGTACTAAGAGAAATAGCTGAACCGTGGGACTGGGAAAAAGACGGTGACCCTAGTGAATTAGTTAAAGCTATGTCCAAGCTAATGGTTTTACATAACGGCATAGGTTTAGCTGCGCCTCAGTGTGGTATTACCAAGCGAATCTTTGTTATGGGTAATACTGATCATTTAGTAGCTTGTATCAACCCTGAAATAATTTCAGGTAATGAAAGAGTAAGAGACCAAGAAGGTTGTTTAAGTTTTCCTGATCTTTGGATGTATATAGAACGTTATAAGGATATAAAAGTAGAGTACTACAATGTAGCTGGAGAAAAAGTACAACAAGAACTTACTGGATTAATGTCTAGAGTATTTCAGCATGAGCATAATCATTTAGATGGGATATGCTTTGATACTAAAGTGAGTAAGTTAGCACTTGATAGAGCAAAAGAAAAGAGAAAAAAGCTAAGAGCTAGAAAAGCCGCTTAACTAAAGTAATTGATCTTCTTTTTGATCGTCTTTTACCTAGTTCAGTCATACTAACAGTAGGACCGTGTAAAATAGCTAAGCTTTTGTTATTGAAGGTTCTTATGTAGGGTTTAAATACTGCCCATTCTTCTTTTAAAAAGATGTTAATGGGCAACATTCTGTTTGATTCCCACCACCATATATCTCCTAATTCCAAGAACTTTTCTTTAAGTTCTGTTTCTACTATAGAACCATAGTCATAAATGGTAGTTACTATATCGTCTCTGTTTTGTACTATACCAACATAGTCTTGGTTGGCATAATGACACACCGTTATAAACGGATGTGATGAAGTCAATCTTTCAAAAAAGTTATCTATAGACATGTAATTATTTATACCCGTTTCAAAACAAATAAATTTAATTAGACTAAATAGTTAAAATAAAGGTAACAATACAACATGTCTTATGCCACACAAGTTTTTTATTACATACCCAGACAGATTGTTATTATCAGTACAGGTGATTCTAGAAGGATATATATGCCTCAATACAGCAAACCACTTAGCCTTCAAAAAGGCGTAGACAATCAGCTACAGTTTCAATTTCTAAACAGCGAACAAAAACCAGTTGATATCACTGGCAAGTCCATTACTTGTCGTATTATAAGTTACGACGGTACTGAAGTACTTATAAAGAAAGCATTAACATTATTATTGCCAGTTACCGGTATAGCAGTTCTTAGACTAAATGCTGCGGAAATAGAAGACATTCCAACACAAAAAGCTTATTACAGCTTAGAGATTCCTGTAGGAGAGTTTGATTATCCTGTATTCATTGACCAAAACATGGGTGCGCGTGGTGATCTTAATATAGTAAATTCTATATTACCTTCCTTTGTTCCTTCTGAAATCGTAACCATACCAACTGGTCAAGTTTTTCCAAATACAAATCCCAATGTAAGTTCTAATTTAACTTATTATACTAGTGTAATTAACACTCAAGATAATCCTATTTTAACCGTTCAGGCTCAGTATAATGAGTATGAAGGTAATATAGTTATCCAAGGCTCTACATTAGTAGACAGTGATTGGTATACCATTACTACAGAAGAATATTCTAATATTTCTGAAACAAAGGGATACACAATCACGGGCTTTCATCCATTTGTAAGACTACAATTTAACAGTGATCAGGGCGAAGTAGACAACATCTTGGCAAGATAACCGCTTGATTTATTATAGAAATCTGTTATACTTAATGAATGTTTGATATTCTAACAATTATTCCCGGCAAAAGAAAAACAACGGCAAAGGGCTGGGTTTCTTTTAACTCTCCCTGTTGCCATTATCGTGGTCACAAGCCCGATAAAAGAATGCGCGGTGGATTAATAAAAGACAACTACAATTTTACATACAGTTGTTTCAATTGCCACTTTAAATGTAGGTTTGAGTTAGGTAAGCCGCTGTCAGCGAACACTAAATTATTTTTAAAATGGTGCGGTGCAGATGAAGGTTTAATTACAAAAATAGGCTTAGAAAGTTTACAGAACAAAGATATCTTAGACTATATTACACCCACAGTAAGAAATATATCTATCAACTTTAAAGAAAAAGAACTTCCTGACAATAGTGAAGCATTAGATATTAATAATCCAAAACATCATAGATTTATTGAATACATAGAAAACAGAAAAATAAATTATGATGAATATCCCTTTTTAGTCACTACAAATGAGATTGGAAGAAACTCAAACAGAGTTATTATTCCCTTTACATACAAAGGAAAGATTGTTGGTAATACTAGTAGATTTTTAGACGATAGAAAACCAAAGTATCTTAATGATCAACCTACTGGTTACTTATTTGGTTACGATTTTCAAAAACCTGAATGGTCTATTTGTATTGTTGTTGAAGGTATCTTTGATGCACTAAGCATAGACGCTTGTGCTTTGGGTACTAGTACGATCAGTTTAGAACAACAAGAATTACTAAGAAGATTAAACAGAACAATTATTGTAGTTCCCGATCAAGACAAAACAGGCTTAGACTTAATAGACCAAGCACTAGAATTGGGGTATCAAGTAAGCTTACCTGAGTGGGGATTAAATGATAAAAGAGAACCTATCAAAGACGTAAATGAAGCAGTTATAAAATATGGTCGTTTACCTACATTACTAAGTATCATACAATCAGCGACAATGAGCAGAATAAAATTAGAATTGAGGAGAAAACGGATTGCTAAAAGAGTTTAATACAGAAGTACAAATATTATTTTTAAGAATGATGGTTACAAATTCAGACCTCTATACAAGAGTAATGAATATAATGAATCCACAAAACTTTGACAGAAACACAAGACCTGTAGCAGAGTTTATGGTAGAACACGCACACAAGTATCATATCTTACCTGATCCAGTGCAAATCAAAGCAGCTACCGGAGTAGAAATTGAACGCATAGCTGACTTAGACAGTCAAGGTCATACAGAATTCTTTTTAGCAGAATTTGAAAACTTTACTAAAAGACAAGAACTAGAACGAGCAATATTAAAAGCAGCCGAACTTTTAGAAAAGGGCGAATATGACCCAGTTGAAAAGCTAATCAAAGATGCGGTACAAATATCGCTTCAAAGAGATATGGGTACAAATTACTTTGGTGACCCTAAAGAACGACTAAACAAATATTTTAATCAAGGCGGTCAAGTAAGCACAGGTTGGCCTCAACTTGATAAAATTATGTATGGCGGTATGTCTCGCGGGGAGTTAAACATATTTGCGGGCGGATCAGGTAGTGGTAAAAGTTTGGTAATGATGAACATAGCTTTAAACTTTTTAAGTCAAGGATTGAGTGGTGTTTATATTACACTTGAACTGTCGGAAGAACTAACCGCATTGCGTACTGATGCTATGTTAACTAGCATGAGTACAAAAGATATCAGAAAAGACTTAGACACAGTAGAACTAAAAGTAAAAATGGCTGCTAAAAAGTCAGGACAATATCGTGTTAAGGGCTTGCCCGCACAAAGTAATGTAAACGTAATCAGAAGTTATATCAAAGAAGTACAGATACAAACAGGAATGCCAGTAGACTTTGTAATGATTGACTACTTGGATCTAGTAATGCCTGTTTCTGTAAAAGTAAACCCTAATGATCAGTTTATCAAAGACAAGTATGTAAGTGAAGAGTTAAGAAACTTAGCAAAAGAATTGGGTGTATTAATGGTAACTGCTTCTCAGCTAAACAGAACGGCTGTAGATGAAATTGAGTTTGATCATAGTCATATCGCTGGTGGTATTTCTAAGATTAACACTGCTGACTATGTGTTTGGTATCTTTACTAGCAGAAGTATGAAAGAACGAGGCAAGTATCAAATTCAGTGTATGAAGTCACGTAGTTCTACTGGTGTTGGTCAAAAGATTGACTTAGAATATAACATTGATACTATGAGAATTACTGATGAAGGCGGTGATGAAAATGCTGAATATCGTCAATCTGCTACAGATATTATGAACAGAATTAAAACTGTAAGTACAGTATCTCAAAATGAAACTATTGATGCTATCACCGGTGAAATTCAACAATCTGAGAAAAAAGTAGTAGCAGATGTTCAAGGTGCTAAGCTAAGAAATATGCTAAATTCGTTGAAAAATAATTAAGCTAAGATAAATATAATAAAGGTTTCATCGTATGCAAAGGAAAACACGCAGTCTTTTAGAAGAATTAGAAAGCATTGGTAACAATAAAGATGTTAATCATCTTATTGAGAACCGTGCTAATAATGTGATTACTAGTGCCATCAATCTTTTAGAATTGATGAAAAAACACTATTCACCTGAAAAAGCTGAACTTTTAGAAAGAAAACTGCTAAGTGCGATTAAAGGCCGAGACCAAGATAGATTCTCTAAGTCTTTAAGGAAAAAAGATGAAAGTTAACGAATTCAAAAGAGTAGAAGAGGGATTCTTTTCTGATTTAGCAAGAGTTGGTTCAGATACTGTAGATGTAGTTAAGTCTTCTCCTGAGTACGAAAAAAAAGAACAAGAACGATTTAAAAATAAAGTAAATATTGAAACTCAGAAAAGATACCTTCAGGATTTTATTGAAGATTTAATTGTTGATCTAGATGCTGCTATTAAAGGCGGAGGGGTTGATATTAACACTGCGGCTCCTAAACCCCAAGCTCAAAAACCTCCAGGTAGTGAATATGCTCCTACTAACAGTTCAGGAACTCAGTACGACCCCAACACTACTGCTACGATAAGCGAGTATGCTACATACAATAGTTTAGTAGAAAGTTATATTTCCGAACAAGCTGCTGAGTCCATATCTCAGTGGATAATGCGCTGGTTTGAAGCGTATATGAAAGGAGTTAACTGGGAAAGTAATAAAGCAAGCATTGAACCTATAGCAAAAGAAATAGAATCATCCTATTCAAAAGATCGCGGTAAAGCAGCAATATCAAAACTTGCCAATAGCTCATGGAACTTAATTAAAGATGTTTCTACGACCCCATACGGTGCAAGAGATGTATTGAGTAATCGTACAAGTAGCAACGATCCCAAAGTATCTGATAAAGAATTAGCAAGAAGAATAAAAGCTGATACTGAAAAATTAAATAAAATTGATCCTAATTTATACAACAAAATTAAAAATTCATTACCTGAATCTAAAATTAAGAAGAAAATATCATGATTAAACTGTTTGAAGGCGGGAATATTTTTAAAGATGAGCAGGGAGTTCCTGTTACTCGCCGCATCAATAAAAATGAAATTCCTGATACTATTAACTGGTTAGAAAAGCTAACTGGATTAGATTTAACTAAAGAAAAAGCTAAAGATGGGTTACCTACAAAATGGTTAGGTTCTACCGGTAGAAAAGAATCTTCAGGTGATTTAGACTTAGCTGTTAACAGTCAAGAAATTTCTAAAGCTGAGTTAGAATCACAATTAAAAAATTGGGCTACTCAACAAGGGTTAAATCCAAAAGAATGGGTAGCAAAGTCAGGTATATCAGTTCACTTTAAAACTCCAATATTAGGAGATGTTAAAAACGGATTCGCACAAACAGATTTTATGTTTTTGGACAACCCAGCTTGGGGTATATTTTTGCTTAGCCAAGGACCCAGTGAATATAAGGGTATGTTTAGAGAAGTTTTACTTAACAACGTAGCTAAAGGTACTATAAGTTCTGAATACCCTCAAGGTTTGCGTTTAAGTATGAAAGGCTTAGTAGACAGAGCTACTAACGAATTTATTACATTTGATATTGATACTATTGCTAAAACTTTATTTGGCCCAACCGGGTCTAAAGAAGATATGATGTCAGTAGAAAATATCTATAAGAAGTTAGCTAACGATCCTAACAAAGAAAAGAAAGTAAGCGAATTTGAAGAATACGCTAAGTCAAAAGGTGTAACACCTCCGGGAGCAGCAGTACAAGAAAGTTTGTCGGATATCATGGCAAGATTCCGTAGTATTGTAATAGAAAATTCAGTAATTTTAAGTGAAGCAGTACCTGGTCCTAGAATACCACATCCTGAAGATGCTATTTTTGACGGTGGCGACAGTGCAAAACAATATTTAAATGCACTTAAACAAGCTATTAGTAGTCCAGAATCTGGTAGTATTAAATGGGACGGCGGGATAGCATTATACTTTGGTAACTTACCTGACGGTAGATTTGTTGTTACTGACAAGTACATGCCAAACAAAGGCGTGTATCCTAGTAGCCCCGAAGAATGGGTTGAATATGATCAGCAGCGTGGCGCCAATAGAAACGACTTATACGAAAAGATTGATTTATTATGGCCAGGATTAAAGCAAGCTGTATCTGGAACTACTGGTTTATTTAAAAGTGATTTAATGGCTATCAATCCCAAACCACAAAACGGATACTTTGTGTTTAAACCTGTTACTGTAGAGTATCGCATACCTGCTGATTCTGATCTTGGTAAACAACTTCAAGGAAAAGTAGGCTTCTTAATCGTTCACGAGTTTGATAACAAACCATGGCGCGGTGAGCCAGCAATGAACAAATCTAATGTAGCTTTGATACCTGCTTCTGCTGGAGTTACATTCAATATTAAACCTCCTGCTAAACTAATTAATGATGCTGAAAGCGTGTTATCAACAAACAGTAAAGTTATAGACGACTTTTTAAGCGGACTTAGTAGCGTTGCGCGTGAAGCATTAAAGAAATACATGAATCATAAAATAACAAAGCAAACTAACGATAAGTTAGTACCATGGTTATCTCAAAATATTAGTAAATCACAGTATAACTTCTTAGTAGGAACTGACGGTACTGGTTATTTACAGCAAAACGCAGAAGGATTGAATGCTCTTGTCAAAGTATGGAATGCAATATACAAACTAAAAGTTAATGTATCCAATCAACTTGAAAACCAAGTTCAAGGATTTGAACAGTCGTCAGGTGGGAAAAAAGGCGGAGAAGGATTCGTATTTCCTACTGATTCAGGTTTAGTTAAAATAGTAGACAGACAGCGTTTTGGAGCTGCCCATTTTAACAAATAATATATCCTAAACCAGTATTTTTTTCTATTTGGCATAAATATTTGTATGAAGCAGTAGGCTTCAAAACATTAAAGGATATTTAAAAATGGCACAATTTACAAGAGTCAATGGTGACTTAAAACCAGTATTACACTTAGACAGCGCAGAATACACCAACACTGGTGTTAATGCTCTTACTTCTGCTGCTACAGTTCAGCCACAAGGTCCAAAGCTAGACTTCTTTACTGCTACTGCTAACGGTGCATTAACTACTACTCAGGTTACTTCAGCCGTACAAGCTATTCAGCAGTTGGCTACTATATACATCTACGAATATACTGATACTTCTAACGATACTCTAGCATTTGCTGTATACCCAGTTGGCGCGTGGACTACTGCTGCTCTAGTAACTGCACTAGAAGCTAATCCAGGTCCCGCTTGGGCTAACGCTGTGACTGTAACTTCTTCAGCTACATTCACTAACTAATTTAATTAGTTAACGCAAAACAAAAACCCTGAGTTTTTCTCAGGGTTTTTTTATGCCAATAAATATGTATATGTCACATAGAATTAGATGCTATACATTATTTGATATTACTAAAACAAACGTAACTAATCGTAGTAAACCAAGCGAAGATGTAACAACATGGCTATACAATAGAAACACTCAATGTAACTTTGATACTATATTACAAGTTATTTCATTAAGATCACAGCCCGAAGTTGTTAAGAACCCTGAAAAATTAAAAATAGATAAATTTACTAAGTTTGGATTTCTGTATGACATCAAACAACTAGATTTTTGTTGGGTTTTTGAATTTGAAGTACAGCATTCAAGCGTATTTGATAATGGCATAAACGAACTTGGGGCTCTTTATACAGACTGTAACAACGTTCCTATGATAAAATGCCACACAGAAATACTTAACTTAGCAACTTTTTTAGATACTAGTGTTGAGTTAAAAAATATACATTTTGAGATTATATGAAAAAGAATAAAAAAATGAAAGTTGAGCGATTTGTAAAAGATCAACTTACTAATACAAGAACTATGAATTTATTGTTACTAGAAATAGATACTGATAGTTATTCGCTGTTTGGCAAATACACTATTAACAAAGAAAACAACTACTATGTGGTTTGCGCCGACAATGACGATAAAAAAAGAATATTCAATACACTAAAAACTGCGGTTACTTGGTGTGTATTCAAAGAAAGAAATAGAACATTAGAGTGTAAACAAATTGAGCAAATAGATTTTAAATTATCCAGCTTAGAAGTTGACATACTACAAACAACCAAAATTCTTAACAACTTAAAAGATGAAAATTTTAAATTGGTGTTTATTTCTAAGATTGAAGAAAGCAATATAAAGAAAAGACTACTACTAATACAGTTAAATAAACTTATAAATACGTCTAAAGATTGGCAAACTAAGAAATTTAGTGAAGCAAAATTAACGAACAAAAGATAAATACTTAATCAACATTGGAATACTAACTATGAAACTAAATGATCTAGAACAAAAGAACCATGCGAAAAAAGCATTAAAAGAAAACTATGAAGTGACTTTTGAAGTATCTTCTTTGGATAAAGCTAATACTAAGCATATGTTGAATAAGGTTACTAAACTTATTACAGAAGCTAGACAGTCTAACAACTTTTATAAAAATCAAACCTCATCAACTTACATGAAGTTAGTATTTATGGAACAAGCACTTAGCACACATTATAAAGACTTAATGAATGCTCCTAAACCCAGAATTGTTTTTGAAAACGAAGAAGTTGAAAAGTCTCAAGTAATTTTAGCTGCCCAAGACATGATTGATACTGTACAAAAAATGTATGAAGATATTAACGATATGATGGTTAAAGAACTTCCTGCATTAGTAAGCAGCATTCAGTCTGAAATAGGTGCTAATGAAAGCACTGAGTTTAATGCTCAAGCCAGCGAAGCATTAAGAGCATTAAACGATTCTTTGTTGAATTCTAAGAATTCTTTAGAAAGCGCACTTGGCAGTATAACTGGTCAAGCAGGTATGGATTCATTCGCTACAGATGACGCAGGCGTAGATGATTTGGGTATGGATGAGTTAGAGCCAACAGATGATCTTGGAATGGATGACGGTGTTGATCTTGATTTAGACATTGAAGAACCTGAACTGCCTGCTGTAGGTGGAGTGGGAAGAGCAAAAAGATAATGCGTCTTTTTGAATTTGATAATGATCCCGGTATCGGAGCAAAACTTGTTGCGGTAACCGACCAACTAAAAACTGATCTGGAAAATAACAAACTTAATTTTGGTATGACTACGGATCAGTTGTTGGATTACTTTCAAGACTATGATATAATCTTAGATGTTACTGATTTGTACAACATGATACAAGTTCCTCCTTTAAAACAAGTTATTACTAATATACAAGGCGATAAAGTTGTTTTCAAAGGTCAATCTGATGATTCAGACAATCCTGAACAAGACACTGAGCAAGAAAAAACTGTAGCTCAAATGGCTAAAAATGCTATGAAATAATTTGTTTATCTATTGATTTGTTTAATGATATCAAGTATAATTAAACATTATCAGAGAGAATCAATTGACTAATCCAATTTACAATCCAAACAAATTTAACTATCAAGAACTAAAAAGAACAACTACAAACGGATCTAGAAAGTACGTAACACCTGATGGTTTTGCTGTTCCTAGTGTTACAACTATCTTAGATGCTACTAAACCTGAAGAAGCTAAACAAGCGTTACAAAACTGGCGTAACCGTGTAGGTCATAAACAAGCACAAGCTATTACTACGGAAGCTGCAGGTCGCGGAACTCGTTTACACAAATGGTTAGAAAATTATGTAAAGCTTGGTGTTACCGGCGACCCGGGCTCTAACCCCTATAGTCAACAAAGTCATTTAATGGCTCAGTCTATTATTGAACAAGGATTAATGAATTGTAATGAATTTTGGGGGACCGAAGTCAGCCTTTATTACCCAGAAATGTACGCAGGCACTACTGATTTAGTTGGTATTCATAATGGTAGTGAAGCTATTATGGACCACAAGCAAGCAAACAAAATGAAAAAGCGTGAATGGATTGAAGATTATTTTATTCAAACCTGTGCTTACGCCACAGCACATAATCAAGTGTGGAACACAAGCATTCGCAAAGGTGTTATTTTTATGTGTACCAAAGACAATGAATTTAAAGAATTTATTATAGAAGGTAAAGAATTTGATCATTATGTTAACGAATGGTTCAAACGTTTAGAGCAGTACTATATCCAGTTCGTTTAGTATTCATTAAAGATAAATAAGATATAACACTATTATGGAAAGTTATATCTTATGGCCATTATACAAATCTCAAAAATACAGCAAAGATCAGGCAACCTAGTTGATCTTCCTCAACTCTCTGAAGCAGAATTCGGCTGGGCATCAGACGAAAAACGTCTGTTCATAGGTAAAGAAACTCCTAACGAAAATATTGAAGTTTTAACTTCTTATTCTGAAATAGATTTTAGTCAGTTACAGGGTTCCGTAGGTAACTTAAACATTTCATCAGCTAATATTGCTAACGGTCAAGTATTAGCATATGATGGTAACAACTGGGTCAATCGCGGCGGATCAGCAGGTGGTTTAATTACATTAGGTAATGTATCTAATGTTAGAATTACCGGTGGCGCCATTAACTATATTCTTACTACTGACGGTATAGGAAATTTATCCTGGACGCCTAAAGGTGCATTGTATTCTAATATCGTAGCATTAAGTAATAGTACCCCGATAGTGATGACAGTTGCTAATACTACTCCTTATGTAAATGATGCGCAAGTTACTATATCAGGGGTAACAGGAGTAGCGAATGGTAATGTAAATGGACTAACTTTTTATGTTCAGTTAGCAAGTAACTTCCCTACCACAGGTAATGTATCATTATATACTAGTGCCGGCGGATCGGGTCCAGCAAACGGTACGAGTTTAACGTATACTAACTCTCCTAATGCAATTGCAACATCTACTATAGGTAGTGGTTCGGGGTCAGGAGTAGTAGGAGGAACCACTAATTCTGTTCAATATAATGATGGTAGCGGATTTCAGGGCGATGCAAATTTCACTTGGAATGGTAGCACTTTAACAGTTACCGGCAACACTAATATTAGCAATCTTTTAAATGTAAGTAATACGATAACTGCATCTAGACTAGTTTCTAACATTGCAATAGGCACTCCTCCGCTTACTGTTACATCTACTACTAAAGTAGTAAATTTAAATGCAGACTTACTAGATGGATATGATACTTCTGTTGCTTCTGCTGCTACGACGGTTGTGGTTAGAGACGCGAGTGCTAATATATTAGCAAATAATGTAAACACTAATAGAATTTTTAATGGTACTAGTAATGTAGCAATTATTGCTGGCGGAAATGTATCAATCACGGTTGCATCAACAGAAACAATAAGAGCTACTACAACCGGTGCAGAAGTATTTGGAAACCTGTTAGCAAGTAATGTTTATGCTAACTCAGGTACTGTAGGTGCTTCTTTAGTAACCGGTACTTTAACAACAGCAGCACAACCGAACGTTACATCAGTAGGTACATTAACATCACTTGCAGTAACTGGTAATATTACTAGTGCCAACATTACTACTTCTACTCATGTAATTAGAAGTGTTGCAACAGCAATTAGTGCTGCCGGCACAGTGCAAGGTGATGCAACAGCATTAGCAAAAGATATTAATGTAGTTTCTACAGTAAGCGCAGGACAGGGTGTTAGATTACCAACAGCAGTCGCAGGTATGATTATTATTGTAAATAATACAAGTGCTACAAGTTTGAACGTTTATCCATCTACTAGCGCCGCGATTAATTCTTTAGCAACAAATGCAGCATACACACACGTAGCAGCAGCTAGTTTACAGTACTATGCTATAAGTGCTACTCAGTGGTATACTGTAGGCGCAACTTACTCATAAATAAAATAATAGGGAAATAAAATGACAACTTATGTTTACAATACAAGTAACTCAACAGTTACTACTTCAGATGCTATAGCAACTGATAGAGTACGAATAGCTACTCTTGATCCAATACTTTACGCGGTAGGGTTTCCTAACACTGCTGGTACAGGTAATATTACTGCTGCAACTAATACAACAACTGTTACCGGTAGTGGTACTAGTTTTACTACTCAGTTAGGTAAAGGCTACTGGATAGGAAATGCCACTGGAACAACAGTCGGGATAATTTCTTCAATAGCAAACAATACAAGCTTAACTTTAACTGCTAACGCGAGCGTGGCTGTTAGTAATGCTGAGTTTACTTATTCACCATATAGTGTTCCTTATGTAGATGACACATTAGATCCATCTAATTGTCCTACTGCTAGCGGAATTATACCCGCACAAACCATGGTAAATACGGTAATCGTAGGTCAAGGAAATGTAGTTACATTCGTAAGTGTAGGAGCCAACAGCCAGATTAGTATTACTGAATTAGGTGAACCACACGCAAATACAGGCACTACCGGTTACTAATTTTTATCTAACAGATAAATAGCTTTATAACATTCTCATAGGGAGAATTTTATGTGATTTATAAAATCGCGTACCGGATAGAACCCGGAAATCAAAGGAGAATATCATGGGCAGACCCCTGAAAATCGCAAAAGCACAAGCCGTTATTACTATTACTGCAACTAACGCCACAACTGAAGTGGTAACAACTAGTGCAAACTTAACTAACTTAGGCATTATTGCCGGTATGCCATTCATTCCAGCTACTACTGTAGGCGGATTGATTGGTGGAACAACTTATTACATTTTACAAGTACTCAGTGCTACAACTTTTACTGCATCTGCAACTGAGTTAAGTGCTAATCCAACTTACACACCAGTTAACTTAACAGCAACTACTGGTCAAACTGTTGCTGCTACTGTTGGCTTAGTTGATTCAGGATTCAATAATCCTACCGGATCTGCTAATACATACGGTGTAGTGGGTGGTAATACTGCATTCTTTGGTAATCAAACATTGGTCAACGTAGCTATCGGTGTCAACGGCACAGGTACATTATATGCGTATGCTACAAGTAATGTTGTTGGTGGTATAGGAACTGATTTAGGAAACACACCTGCTGATAATTCAATTATTCAGTATGTAGATTCAACCGGCGGATTAGTAACATTAGGTTATGTTGATACTTCAACCGGAGTAACTACCGTTGCAATTACAAACGCTACTGCTACTGGAAACTTTTTAACTACTTCAGGAAACGCTCAAACATTGTATGCTAATCTTCCGGTAACTTTAAATGCTAATATCGGCGGGTTAACGGCAGGAACTAATTACTTTGTTAAAGCTATTCCAAACGCTGCTGCATTTACTGTTTCAGTAACGGCTGGCGGAGCAAACGTTGCATTAACTAATGAAACCGCTGCTTCTAATGCTTTACAAGATACAACGTTATTAGCTGCTAATGCTACTGCTACTATTTCAGGAGCTTCATACTTGTATGCTACCCCTGAAGCAGGATTTATTGTTCGTCAAAAAGGTAAAACAAAATACTTAGTAACTGGTTCAACTTCTGGTTTAACTGCACCTTGTTTTACTGCTAACGTAGCAAACACTGCACTAACACCTAATACTTTCAATATTCTTGGCACATATGCAAATACTGATACAGTGTTTGTACAATCATTAAGTGACTATAGGTCTGAAGTATTCCCAACAACAGTAGCTGCTGATTCATTATCTGCTGGTACTGTATATACTATTGAATTTGTTGGTACTACTGACTTTACAGCAGTAGGTGCTTTTGCTAACATGACTGGTATTACATTCGTTGCTACAGGCGCTGGCTCAGGAACAGGTACCGCAGTTCTTGCAACAGTTGATCCTGATGTTATTGGTACATTCAATACTGCTGAAGATGCGAACAGTGCAAACGGCTTGTTGAACCCAGTTATTTCTATTAATAAGGCATAAGGAGATAGCAAATGGCTAATCCAACATCCATGCAACAAATAAAACAAGCAGAAACAGATATAGCTGTTTTGCAAGTTAGGTTTACTAACCTAGATGAAAAAATGGATGATCTAAAAGTAGATATTTCAGATATTCGTGCTGAAATAAAAGATACCTCTGAAAAATCTACAGCCTTAATTAAGGATTTTCAAGCTGATAACGTTAAGTCACACAAAGAAATGTCTAATAAAATCTCTGCTTTAGAAAAGTGGAGATGGATGATTATGGGTGCTGGTATTGTTATTGGTTCGTTAGGTTCTTTTGCTGCAAGTGTTTTATTTTAAGTGAATAAGAAAACGGCTCTTAGAGCCGTTTTTATTTTTAATCTTTTTAATTATATTGTAATAAA